GCCGTTTCTGACAGCGGAATAGCGCGGGCCGGCCGCGCCGGTATTGGTGAACGTGTAGCCGCCTGGGCTGGCAAAGGCGAAAATGCCGCCGTTGTAAACGAGGCAGCAGGCCGTGCTCCAAGCAGGGGCGCCACTGGTCGCGCAGCTCGCGAACTGATTGACGATGCCGCCGTTAATCGCGGTAATGGCTGCGACCGCGCTTTGAGAGAAGATGCATCCGGCGAGGATGTTGATAAGGGATGCGGACGATGCGACGATATGGTTTCCGGTCGTCGTCGTGCCAGCGAAGGTCACGTTGGCGAGGTTGATGGTCGCGCCGGCCGCGGTAACATTGCAGGTTCCGGCCGCCCCCGTGTTCGCGAGCGTCAGGCCAGAAAGCTGGAGAGTGCCTGAGGACAACCCGATAACGCCGATGCCACCGGTCGGGGTTCCGCCGATGGTATATGACCCCTGCGCCCCGGTATTGCCCTGAATAACAAGCGTGCCGCCAGACGGCGCCTGAAAGGACGGCGGACACGCGTAAGTCACGCCGGTCAGTCCGAGTTGGATCGTGACGGTTTGGCCGCCAAAATTGTACCCGCCGAGCACTGCGATCGCGTGCGCAATCGTCGCCCATGGGCCATGCGACCCGGACGCGGCGACAGTCGATGAAAGGCCATCGTTTGAATCGCTGCCGACCGAATTGTTGACGTAAAACGTCGTCGCCGGAACGATCTGGATAAACCGGCTGGTCAGGCTTTCGAGGTTGGGGAAAAACGGCGCCGAGGCCAATGTGTACCAGTTGGCCGAGGTGACCTGAGTTTGCCCGTTGGTGACGTGAACGACATAGACGCCGGTATAGCCGGCGTCGGCCGCCGGAACCGCCTCCGAGCCAGTTGGCGCGGCCACGCCCGCTTTGAGCGCGACGTTGAGCAGTCCTTGACGCACGGTGTAATTCGACGTTCCGGCATTGCCGGGGCCGGCGTATGGCGCGCTCGGATTGGATGAATTGTAATAGGGCAGCACCGTGGCGCCGGCGTCCGTGTCCGTATAAGACACCTGGACAAGGTAATATTGCGAATAACCGGAGGTGCCGGGAGCGGTGACGGTCAAAGTCACGGGCGCCTTGTTGAGGCCCTGCTTGCCAATGGTGTTGGAATCACTTCCGAGATCGCCATAGGCCGTCGCGTCGGCCCCACCGACCTGATACATTGACCCGCGCCCGATCGTGAACGACATCGTCGCCGGCCCGGTCGGCGCGATCGCCAGCCCAGCGATGCCGATGTTGGAGCCGATGACGGCTTCTATCAGATGGCCGATGCCATAGAGCACGTTCTTTTCGCTACTCAGGATGTCGGTGTTCTGCGGGATCGCGCCTGTATAGGCGAATTGCCGGTCAACCATGTGGATTTCCCATAAAAAAACCCGCCGGCGAGGGCGGGTCGAAAAGTCGGAATTGGCGGAAAGGCTTAGATCAGCTTCGTCCAGCAGATGACGCCGGTCGGCTTGGCAGCTTCGATGGTGTCGTAAATGTCCTGATCGCTCACGGCGCCCGTCAGCATGGTCGGCCCGACATATTCGATCGCGCCTTGGCCATAGCCGCCCAAGCCGCCGCCGTAGCCATCGACGCCAGGAACGCCTTGCCCGGAGCGATAGACCGTCAGGAATACTTGCGCCGGCAGCAATGTGCTTCCCCAGCCGCCCGCGACCCCATAACCGCAATGCGTGCCATACCCGCCCGCATCCGATGTATTCCACGGCTCGAATACGATCGGCGCTTTGCCGGTCAGATCAGTCAGGGCTTGCACCATCCCAAGCCGGGTGACGCGCTCGCGGATGAGTTCTTTCTTGATCCGCGCCGCAAACGTCGCGTCGAGTTCGCCAATGCGTCGGCGGATAAGCCGCCCGAAATAATCGAAGGCGATCAGGTCGAGAAAAAATCCGGACGCGCTTGAGATGCGCGTTTGCAGCTTGGCGAAAGCGACCATCGCATAGGCAAAAGCGCCAATGTTGGCGAAGCCTTGCAGGACGGCCGCAAGATTTGGCGCATCGTCCGGGAACCAAGACGGAGGAAGGAGATTCCTGGTCCGGGCTAGAATATTATCCGACGTTCCAACGATATCGACCGGGTCAGTCTCGATCGCGCTGACGCCTATTTCAAAATCACCAATGCCATCGGCCATATCGACAGGCTCCCCTTACGAAATGGCGATCGTGCCTGGCTTGATTGTGTTTTTCGGATTGGCGGCAATCGTCGCCGCATCGCCGGAAAGGCTGTTGAGCAGGACGCCCGCGACATTCGTCACGCCTGGAACCGACATGGCCCATGTCGTGAGGTCATAGAACGGCAAGCCGACGCCGAGGCCCAACGCATTGATGTTGGCTGCGATCAGGGCGCCAACTTGTCCGACGACGGTCGCGTGAGTGTAGCCAGCCGTCGTCGTGATGGTCATGGAGACGTTGGCAGAGGTGATAACCGGGGCGAACACCGCCGCTTGAATGCCAAGCGGGCGCACCGATTGCACGGCGTTGGTAATGCTGTCCAAGAAAGGCGAAGACGGCGCCCCGGTGCCATCGTCGGCGACGACATAGAAGAACCCCGGCTGATAGACGCCGCCGTAAGTGTAGCCCTCGGTGAGGGTATATTGCACGCCGATGGCGAGATTGGCGAGCGCCGAGGCAAGGCCGTAATGGTTGCCGCGTGCGAGGCCGAGGATATAGAGCACAAAGCGCAGTTTCAGCGCCGCGTCCGTCTCGCCCGCCGATCCGCCGGCAAAGGCGAGCGCGTTTGAAACCGTATCGACGCCAGAAATCGAGGTCAGCAGCGCATTGACCGTGCCGGCCGCAGCATTGCCGACCGTGCCGGAGGTCAGGGCCTGAACCGGAACCGTAACGGCGTATGTCGCCGCCGGCAGGATATAGGCGTTGGCGCCGGCGTTCCATGCCCCATTTGTCGCGTCGAGAATGACTTGAAACGTTTGCGTCCCATCCGCCGTCTGAACCTGCGCGCCGAGCGGGATCACAGCGGCGTTCGTCGGCGTGAAGCGCGAGAACGTGACCGATCCTGACGCCGCCGTGGCCGAAAGGCGGAACAGCCCGAAATCATTGACGAAGGTGTCGGCGTCGGTCCCGAACGATGTTGCGAGTCGCGTCACGCTGAGAACCGCCAACACCAGGCCTTGCAGCCAGACGCCGAGCATGGCGTTCGCCTCGACCAAGGCGCGCAGCACGGTTCCCGCCGAGAAATCGAGCACCGCTGTTGCGCTGGCCTGCATCGCCGCCGCCTGGTCCTGAACCAGTTGCGTGATGCCCTTGAGGGAAAGTGTCGCCACGGGAGCCTCTTAGTTTTTCACGTCGAAGGAGAGCGACTGCTGTTGGCCGGTGACGGCGTCGGCGTATTTGATCGAGACGATGACGCCATTCAGAAAGGGCGTAATGTCGATGACAGGGGCCGGCGTCTTGGCGACCGCGTCCTCTTTGAAAATCTGCGAGCGCACCACGGAATTGATCAGATCCACGTCGAGCGTCTGGCCGATGCGCTGCGGGACGCCGGCGCCGTAATCCTGGTGCATCACAAGTTCCGTCGTCGCGGTCATCAAGCGGCGGATGACGCGCTGCAAGCCACGTTGCAGGCCGTCCACTACGGCGAGATCACCAGATGGCGACAGCGTAAGGTCATTGCCCCACTGATGAGAAATTTCGGCCATTAGACGGGCGCCCCCGTATTGCCGCCGCCTGTCGTGACGCCGGAATGCGTATGGGTGTCGCCAATGTTCTTGCCGTTATGGGTGAGCGTGCCGCCCGTGATGGCGACGCCGCTCGACGAAATCGCGAAAGTGACGCCGCCGCAGACGATCGTGAAGCTCGAAACCTTCAGCACGCCAGCGCCAGAGGCCGCGTTCGGAGGCCGATCGGTGTCATTGTGCAGAAAGCCGGTGACGTGGCCGCCTTCCGCGTCGCCTTCGTGGTGCTCGACCACGGCTTGATCGCCCACGGTCGGCCCGATCACAAGCGAACCCGTCGCGCCGCCGGCCGCCGTCCTGATGCGGAGCCAGCCGGAAATGCGCGGCTTGCCGTCGTCGTCAACTTCGGTCAGGAATTTGACCTTGACCGCATGTTCGTTCGGGTCGTAGGCGTCCACGATCCCGACCATGGAGCGGGCGCGCGTGCTTTCGGCGCGGCCTGTCTCCCGGCGCATCAGATCCAGCATCAGGAACCCTTTCCGGCCTTGGCGGCGATCCGCATCCGATAGCCTTCGCCAAATGACCCGCGATGCTCGATGCCGTCGATTTCATAGGTCTGGTCGAATGCTGTTCCCGTCCCCTGCAATTGCAGCGAGCGGCGCACGTTCACAGTTTCGTCGCCGGGGAGATCCACATCAACCGCGAATTCGTGCTTGGTGTTTTCGTGGTGTCTTTTCTTGCAGATGCGGTCGGCCTGATCTTTTTTCAGACCTGGCAGCACGTAATTATAGACCAGCGCATCGCCCGAGCCGCCCTTGCTATGCTGGGACGAGATCAGCTTTTTCTCTTTGTGGTTGTGCGAGCGGACATTGGTCTTGACAGGGCGCGACAGGATCATGTTGCGCGAGGTGTGCAAAGAGATGAAACTGCCATCCGCATGGCTCGCGGGCGTCGGCGGGGAATACCACACGATGAAGGGCGGCAGATCCTCGTCAATGTCCTTGAAGTAGATTTTCCCGCCCGTCATGTAGGCGTTCATGCCATAATGATCGGCCAGCGATTGAATGTGCGACCATTCCGAGCCGCGATGCGCGATGGAATCCCAATCGTCCTTGAACGACTTGCCGGCCTTGTCGCTGGCCGTATCCACAACCGCCGAAAGACCATGGCGCTTGGCGTAGGTCTGGACGATGTCGCCCGGTTTTTGGTTGAGAAACTTTTCGCTCGATGTCTTGTCGATCAGCTTGGCGCCCTTGTCGCGCCCGGAGAACGAAACGCCCGTCTCGCGCCATGCCACATCGGCGTGGTCAACGGAGCCGTCGAACAGCACCACGCCATTGATGACCAATTGCACGTCGAGTTGATCGCCCTCGGCGCCGGCCCAGAAGCCGACATCGCATCCCGGCGCGTTCATCGCTGTCTTGGCGTGGAAGGTGTCGCCCTTTTTCGTCTTCGACTGGTGGACTTCCCATTCTTCAAGCTGAAGCGGCCCTTGCTTGGTGATGAGCAGGGCCGTGGGATTGCGAAGAATGCCCATCAGTTTGATTATCCATCCGTAAACGTGCTATACTTAGCCGCATGCTGGAGAAATGCGGACATGAAAACGATTGATCTAACTGGGAAGAGATTTAACAGGCTATTTGTTGATTCATTTTCTCATTCTGATGACGGCCTAATTTATTGGAATACAATTTGTGACTGCGGCACAGAAAAGAAAATTGCCGGATCAAGAATTAAAAATGGCATGACGCAATCATGCGGATGTCTGCGAATGGAAACCATAAAGCGCGCAAACACGAAACACGGCCATTACGTAGGTGGAATGAAAAGCAAAACCTATGCATCTTGGGAAGCAATGATGGATAGATGCTACCGTCCATCATCTGGTAGCTTCCATAGTTACGGCGCTAAGGGCGTCACGGTTTGCGAAAGATGGCATAAATTCGAGAATTTCTTAGCAGACATGGGCGACCGCCCGCTTAATCATCAACTCGACCGGAAAGACGCCGGGCTGGGATATTCATTAAAAAACTGTCGATGGCTAACCCACCTAGAGAACCAGCAAAATCGTCGCAATGTCCGCGTTTACGAATTGAATGGAGAATTATTAACCGGACGGCAGATTGCAGAACGATTTGATGCTCCGGTTCGGATAGTCGGCAACAGATTATCCAAGGGCCTTTCAATCGAGGACGCGCTTTCGCCTCCCTTTACAAGGTCATAAGCCGATCACGCCCCCATTTCCAGCGTTCGCATTGACGGGCGGCAGGTTGATCGTGGTCACGCCGACGAAGAAAGGATCTCCGCCGAGCTGGGGGTTCAGGCGCATGATGCGGTCAACTTGCGTCGCGTCGCCAAGGTATCGGCCCGCGAGGTCAAAGCAATTGCCGGCGGGGAGCGTGATCTGCTTGGCGACGACAGGAACGAGAACGGAAGGAATGCTGGCCATCATGCGCCCCCGTTGGCCAAATTCACGGCAATCCGTCCCGCATAGCCCTTGGCGGCGGCAAGATCGGCCTGCTGCGCCATCGCCGTGGCCACAGCGCCGAGCCACGACGCCAGAACCGCCGGATCCGAGCCATCGGGCGACGAAACCGCCAAGGACGGGTCATTCGCCGCCATGTCTGCCGCGACCGCCAAGGCCATCGCCTGCGCTGCGAAGGCGACCGGGTTCAGGACCGAGATCGCCGCGCCCTGCAAGGTGCCGGCGCTCGCCAGCGCGGCCTCGAAAGCCAGAACGGCGTTGGTTGAGTTGACGGGAAGCGCCATGTTCACCGGGCCATGATGCTGGAAATGGACGACAGGTCGCCGGATACGAGATTGTCTAGCGTGGACGCAATGCCGCCCAAGCCCCCTCCGCCCGGATTGTCCACGACCATGCAGGAGATCGTGTAGGGGACTTCCCACGCCTTTTCGGGATCGGCGCGGAAATGGGTGATGACGACGGAGCGATGCAGGCCGAGCCAGGTCAGATCGACCTTGGCCCCGGCGATGCGCATGGCGTCCACCGCCTGCGCGCGGGACAGGGCGTCAGATCCACGGAACCGGCCAGCCCAGGAGATTTCTTCCTCGTCCGGGCCATTGGCGTCAATGACGCGCTGGCCGCCGATCAGGCGATGCGGGACGACCATGTGACGGCCGCCGAATGGAATGCGGGCGGGGACTTCGAAGCCTTGGAAGGCGAAGCCGCCGAGGATGACTGAAGACATGGGCTTATCCGAAATCAGGCGCTGGCCAATGCGCCGCGCTGTCGAAGCTGTTGGACGCCGTCACGGTGCGGTTTCTGGCGCCGATGCCGTGCTCAACGATCTTGCCGACCTTGCGGCCGTCGAGATAAACAGCAGCCGTGCGGGTGTTGCTGTTGGAATGCGCAGGCGGGACATAGCTGGAATGCTTCTCAGGCTTCTTGACGTTGGCGCCCATGTCTTCGCCGCCGTCGCCAACGCCGGAGGATGGCGTGCCTGCCCCGATGGCGCCCTTGATTGCGCCTTTAATCATCCCGGGGATGGCGGCCAGTGCGGAACTGATCGCGCTGCCAATAGCGGAGGCCATGCCGGATATCGCGCCCATGACCATGCCGGGGATGGCCGCGATGGCGCTGGACATGGCCGCGCCCACCGCCTGCATGGCGTGGACAGCGTCAGACGCTGTGGGGAGCGAAGCCTTGAAGCTATTCCACGCTGAGACGATCTGGTTTTTGAAGGCGGCGACTGCGACGCCGATGCCGACAAAGGCCGCCGCAATGACGCCCGCGATGCCAACCGCGCCAATGACAGCCGCCCCGACCGCGATCGTTCCTAAAGTCAGCAGAACGGCGCCGAGTGCCGCAATGACGGCTACGGCGGCCTTTGCTTTTTCAGGGTTCATCATCGCCCATTGCGACATGCCAGCCATAGCCTCATTGAGTTTGGCCAGCATGGCGGTTGCAGACCCGACGACAGGGGCGCCCAGATGGGTCATAAGGTTTTTCCATTGCGTCTGGAACGCCTCGACCTGATAGTCCCATGATCCGGCGTTGTATTCGTCCATGTTCAGGGCTTTGCGGGCCGCCGCCATCTGCTGCGCGTCTTTGCTCAGCTTCGAAAACTGCTGCAAGATTTCCGTGACCGCCTTGGCCGCGTTGCGATCCGGGAACAGCTTGGAGATTTCCTGAGCCTCGCGGATCGGATTGTGTTCCGGGTTGGCCTTGTCGAGCAGCGGCTTCAAGGTCGTCATGACCCAGGAGCCGAAGTTCATCGCGGCTTCCTGCGAACCCTTGATGCCGTCCGGATCTTTCAGTCCGATGGCGCGGCCGACCTTGTCATATTTGACCTGATCCGAATTCAGAAGGCCGATGCGCTCCATTTCCTGAATGGATTGCGTGCGGTTGCCGACGCCGGCCACGACCTTGTTGAAGGCCGTCATCAGCATGACGCCCGCGCTCGATCCCTGCTCCTGAACGAGCGCCGGGAACATGCCATAGCGGAAATCGTCCGAGGTGTTGCGCAGCGCGACGCCGGCGGTCCTCTGCGCAGCGAGATAGGTTCCGATCTTGACCTGTTCGCCATAGGCCACTTTCATGGCCGTCAACTGCATGATGTGCTCATGCATGGCTTCCGGGGTGATCTTGCCGGCGATTTCGCCCGATTTCATCGCGGAATTGATCTCGCGCATCAGGCTTTCGGAATCGGCTGAGCCTTTTTCATGCCCTTCATCGGACTTGAGGAACGAGGCCATCTGGACGAAGTCCTTGATATGTTCCGTCGCCTTGTCCTGGTCGCCAAAAGTCATGCGCGCGTCGTTCTGCATCTTCATGATTTCGACGGACGACATATTGGCGTATTGGCCGGTCAGCTTCATCGCCTCGGCCTGAGCGCGCAGGATCTGCTCATGCGATGCGCCGGCCTGCGCCATGTCGCGCGAGACTTTGACCCAAGCATTGCCCTTATCGACAAGGTGCTCCATGCCCTTGAGGATACCCGCGCCGGCCATGGCAGAAGCCGCGCCGATGATCCCCATGTGCAGGTTGGAAAAGCCCTTTTGCAGCCGCTCGACGCCCGCGTTCAGGCCAAGAACCTCCTTCGAAATGCCGGCCAGCACCGACGAGACGCCATTCTGCGCCGTCAGATGAATGGCGACTTCGTAAGGATGGCTCATTTGGCGGAACCTATGCTAGGTTTGATCGTTTTTCGGAGGAAAGAATGACGACTATTGTCCGCAAAGAGGTTCGCAAGCGCGGGTTCGCCGGAAAGCTGTTCAAGATTTTGTTCTATTTGTTCAATATCTTCATGCTCATTTGGATGATTGGCGCATGGAGCGAGACGGGCAAGACGATGGCGGGGGCTTCTGACAACGCCGTGGCCGGAGCAGCGATAATCGCAACCGGGTTCATCGCTATCGCGTGGATTATGGGAGACGCCATTCTTGGCGCACTCGTCCTTGCCACGCGAGGCGCGAAAATCATTGTCGAAGAGCGGGCCGAGTAATTACGGGGGCGAACGTGCGTTTTATTATCGGAGGCCCGCGCCTGTTCGGCCTGCGGACTGGATTGTTGCTCGGCCCGAAGGACTTGGGCTTTACCGGCGGGCGAACGACGCAAAACGCGCCTATCAACGGCGGGTTCGTCTATGTCATCAAAGACGCATACGGGCTTTACAAAGTCGGGAGTTCAACCAACCCGACACGCCGCCTTGCAGAACTTCAAACGGCGCACGCGATGCCTCTGACCATCGCCTATTGCTGCGCGCCGAGCGGCAACCATGTTGCCGTCGAGAAAATGGCGCATACGATCCTAGCGGGGCGAAACGTCAATCTCGAATGGTTCGGGTGCTCGTTTGAAAGTTGCATCGCCGCGATTAGCGTCGCCGCTCACCGCGTCGGCTCGCAGATCGCAGAGATAGAGCCACGCCAAATTGATGAAGTAGTGCGGCTCGCGTCTCGTGGAGAACCCGCCGCTCCATGGGGGGGCCGCAACACAAAAATCCTGATCTTCGCGGCGTCGGTTGGAGTCGGCGTCGGAATTTACGTCTTCACGTCGCTTATGAACGGCCCGTAATCGCCTTTTGCACCGCGACGCCGAACAATTCCTTCACTTCATCGCCAACCGCATTGACAGCCCCGCCGAGAAATGGCCTCGCCGGGATCGTGCTGGTTCCAAACTCATGCCAGACGGCTTTTTCGTTGTTCGTGCCGACATAGCCTTCCTTGTGGTCGGAATTATGCTCGATGCTGTCGCGCAATTCGCCTGTTTCGACCAACGGCGTGTCGCCATGCGCCTTGCGGGCGATGGTTTCCGGCTTGAGCGGCGCCCAGCCGAATTCGTAAGTCCCCATCGCATCCTTGGCGGATTTTTCGAGCTTCTTGCAGCCCTTTTCAATCGGCTCGCTCATGGCGTGGTCGATCTCGACCGCCGCCGCCGCCATTGCGCCCGCGAATTGCAGAAGGTTCATTTCCGGTCCTCCCAGCGCATCGCGCTCCAGTCCCAGGTAGCGCCTTCGAGTTGCCCGAAGATAATCGCCATCGCCCTACGCACCTCAGGAGGTAACGCGAAGGCTAAATCCTCTGAGACGCCATTCTTGATGAGCCAACAAGCTTCCACAAGCTCGCTGGCTCCGACTAGTTTTTTATTTCGGCGCCCTCGTCCTCGTCATCCGCGACCGTGACCGGCGTAAAGCGGTTCATCGCCTTGATCGCCGCCGAAAGCCCATGAAAATCGAGCCGCGACATGGTCGCTTCGAGCTGCAACAGCGTCGCAGGCTTCGGGATGGGCTGGCCTTCGATTTCGACCACAGAGGCGGTCATGAGGGCCTGTTCCAGCGCCGTGGGATTGCCGGCATCCGCGCCAAGCAAGCGGGTGATGCGATGCGTTTCGAGGAAGTTCAGCTTTTTGACGCCGATGACGCGGCCGGCGGCGTCGGTGGCGCGCTCGATACGGGTCGCATCCGCCTTGATCTGGTCGGCCAGCGAAAGGGCCGGGTGATGTGCGGGCGCAGCATCCTCATCGGTGCGGATATTTGAAACCTTTACCATGCTCTAGTCTCCATTGGCGCCGGCCCGCTAAGGCCTGACGCGATTCAGGTGGTCAGAAACGACCGCCGGGCCAATGAAGCCGGAAGCGATCGCGTTTGCCTCTTAGCGGGAGGCGTGGGAAAGTTGACGATGTCTCGAATGTTCTTGCTCGCCGCCTGTCTTTGCGCAGGCCAATCACTCGCCGCCGAACTGCCGCCGCTCAACCCTGACGTGACGCAAGCCACGATCGCCGCGACGATCTGCCAGTCCGGATGGACGCGAACAATCCGCCCCTATGTTTCAACCATGCAGGCGATCAAGGCCGGCATGCTGGCGCAGATCGGAGAGCCGATGGAGCGCCGCAACCGCTACGAACTGGACCATTTGATCCCGCTCGCGTTGGGCGGCCATCCGATCGACCGGCGCAATCTGGCGCTTCAGCCGATTGACGAAGCACGGCAGAAAGACGCAATCGAAACGTGCTTGTCTTCCCTCGTTTGCCGAGGGAAGCTCGATCTTGAAGACGCGCAATCCGCGATTTGGGAGGATTGGCGCAAAGCCGGCGAGTTATGCGAAATCACACAACCAGGCGGCGGCGCGAGGCCTTGAACGACACTTTCTGGCTCACCTTGTCAGCGGCCTTCCACGAACCGGCCGAATCCAGTTTCAGCGCCACGCCCGTGTAGGAATATTGCGTGATGACGCCGGTTTTTTCCTGGATCGTCTGGGTGATGGCCGCAACCGGACGAGCGCCGTTGGTGAAATAGCCCTGTTCGCGGTTGGCGAAATAAAGCTCGATGTCGTTCGACGCGCGGTCATATTCAAATGAGCCTTCCCAGCCGTTTTCGATATCATCGAAGATCGGCGGCCCGTTGACGGGTTCGCTCGAGACGGCCTTGGTGATCGGCTTGCACTCGAAATGGGTGAAATTCGAGAAGGTGACGAGAATGGTTCCGGTCGATTGGTCGAGGATATCGATGGCGATATCATGCCCAAGGTTCATATTCGCCATAGAGGCCTCCAAAAGAAAAAGGCCCGCGCAAGCGAGCCTTCATGACGGGATGGGTGGAATTATTGGCCCGGAGGCGTGGTGGAGATCGTGACCGACGCGCCGCCTTCGAGATTGACGACAAAGAATCTGACGATCCCGAAATAGATCGCCTTCACATAGGCGAACTGGAAGCCCAGCGCCGCCGTCATCTGGCTGTTGTTGGTGGTGTCGAGCACAACCTGATAGGCCTGCGAGCCGTCAGCCGTGCCGATGATGCCGTTCAACTGCTGCAACTGAAGGAACTGCTGCAACGAAACCTTGGCGCGGCGGCGTTCGTCCGGCGATTGCACTTGGCCGATATATTGCGCCGCGATGATCTGGATCGACTTCGCCAGGAAGAACGTGACGCGGGTGTATTCGTCGCCAAACGTGACCGGGTTGGACGAGGAATTGAGGCCCAGTCGGAACACGAAGTTGTTCGTGATGGTCTTGTCGAGCGAAACCAAGTCCATGCGGGCGGCGGCCAGCGTCTGATAGTCAGAATAGCTGTAGGTCTTGCCCAACACGCTCGACTGCGTGCCCACGATGCCCTGAATGGGCTTGTTGAGCACGTTCTGCTGCGGCGAGAGGTTGCCAAGCAGGCCGAGCGCGATGGCCTGCGGCGAGGTCAGGCGGGTCGGCACTTGGTTAATGGTGTCGTTCCAGATGATCCAGTCGCCGTAGATGACCTTGCAAACAAAGCTGTCCACGCCATAGTTGGAAAGCTCGGCCTGGGCGTTGCTCAGCGTGTCCGAGGCCGGCGTGGTGCAGATCGCATAAGCGCCGATGTCGATGCCGAAAGCGATCTGGGTCGAGAACGAGGACACGTCCGAGAGGTCGCAGAGATCGAACTGAGCGACGGCCTGATTGCGCAGCGCATACATGCCGGTGCGGGGCGCGGTGTCGGCGCCCAGCATGACGGCGGTGGAAATGTTCTGCGCGCCGTCCGTGCCGCCCGAAAGGGTCACAGTCTGGGCGGTCGGGGCGGCGGTCGAGGAGCCAACCGTGGCGACGACGATGTTCGACGCCGGGCGGATCGAGGACGAGCCGTTGTTGATGGCCCAAGCGATGCCGGCCCAATAGGAGACGACCGCCGTATAGGTGCCGCCGGTGCCGCCGCCGCCAGTCAGGGTGATGGTGGGGGCCGTGACATAGCCCGCGCCGGGGTTGAGGATCTGCGGAGCGCCGAGGCACCACGTCAGGGTGAAGGTCGCGCCCGTGCCGGCGCCCGAGGTCGAAACCTGCGCCATCGGCTGGGTCGGGATCGATCCTGCCAGCAACGTGCCCTGCGTCTGGACCGAGAAGGTGGCGACCGCCGTGGTGGTGAGCGTCAGAACCTTGATCACAATGCCGTTGGCGAGGTAGATCAGGTCATTGACCGCATAACCCGATCCGCCGACGCCGAGCGTGCCCGCGCCATAGGTGACGAGCGTCGCGTTGACCACGGCGTTGACGCCGCCCGCCGGGGCCGCTGTGACGGAAGCCTGCGGGACCGACGTGTAAGTCGTGCCGGGAACCGTGGTGACGGTCGAAACGCCCTGCTGGATATTGTCGAACACTTCCGAACCGAGGTTCGGCGCGGAAATGACGACCTTCTGCGAACCGGCCTTGGTGCCGGCCGAGAAGGTGGCTTTCACGCTGTTGCCGAGCGAGCCGGTATATTTGCCGGTGAGCGTCACGCCGGTCGAGCCGACGACGACCGAGGCCGCCGTATCCGTGCTGTCCGTGACGCGCACGCCGACGAAATAGCCGGCGCCCTGCGCATCGGCCAGGATGACATGGCCGCCCATGTCATAGGTGCGCGGAACGGTCGGGCCGAAGATCGAGGCGAACTGGGCGTAATTGCCGAAGTTCATCGGCAGGTTGACCGGCCCCCACGAGGCGGTGCCGACGACGCCGCACGTGTTGGTGGAGACGCCGCCAAAGAGGAACTGGGGCGGCACGATCTGAACGAGCGCCTGCGGGACGGAAAGGGCGGAGATGTTCACCGCGCCGAGTTGGCTAATAGGCAAATTTGCCTCCTAAAGAAAAAGGCCGCCCTTTGAGGACGGCCCGATAAACGGAGCGGTGAAGCGGTGAAGGGTTGGCGTCAGGCGGCGGGAGCGGCCGGGGCCTGGTGCGCGGCGACAAAGCCGTCCACGGAAGCCTTCAAGGCCGCCAGATGGTCGGAAAGCTGGGCGAGCGCCGCGACGGCGGAAGCCTCATCGGCGGCGACGGCCTGCGCATTGGCGGCGGCGGTGGCGTCCGCTTCGGCAATCTTCGCGGTGGCGAGATCGACAAGCGACTGAATCGAAGCGGTGAGAGCGTCGATATTCTGGGAGAGCGGGGAAACGTCGAGAGCCATTTCAAGCAGCCTTTCGAGCAAGTGGCGCATGGCCTTCAGGCCTTGAGCGCAGGGGTTTCGGGCAGTTCAAGGGAATGCTGTTCGTCATCGACGCGCGGGGCGTCGGGAATAAATTTGCGGACGACATGGGCCGGATAGTTGGCCGAGGCGTCCTCGATGGCGGCGAGATCGGTGATGGTTTCTCCAACCGAATAGCCGGCGAAGGAGTGCAGAACGACAAGGGCGAAGGCCATGGGGTCAGCTCACGATGTTGATGACGGGCGAGAAACTGGAAAAGGGCGGTCCCGGCGTGGCCCCGTTGACAATCTCGACGCCGGTGACGGGCGCCGTGACCGGGTAGCCAATGGCGGTCTGCGTCGCGGCGTATTCGGCCCAGAAGAAAATATCGCGGCGATAGAGCAAAGCGCGCTCTTGCATGTCGGTGTCGTTCGAGGACCGATAGACGAGCCACGCCGAGGTCGAATCCGGCAGCGTGACGAAATCTGTGGCGGACATGGCGGGATCGATAATATCGGCCGCCGCTTTGCGCAGATCAGGCGTTGGCGCCCATATGACGATCTGGTAGCCGCGCTGTTGACGCCTCAATTCGCGGATGAGCGTGCCGGGCGCTCCGGTGCGCGCCGTGATGCGCCCGTTGGCCGTGGCCGCGAAGGTGATGACAGCCCCTACGGCGACCGCAGAGGTGAATGGGTTGATCTGAGCGGCCAGAGCCGCCGCAATCGTCGCAAGCGTGTCTCCGCCCACCGCTGCGTAGCTGTAGGCGATGTTTCTCACGATCAGCGTGATATAATGGCCGACCGTGACCGTTCCGCCGATCGTGACGGTTGATCCGTCGACCGAAGCTGTGAGCGTTGGCGTCGTGATCGCCTTGGTTTGCCACGCCTGCGGATAGCGCGTTGTGACCCGTTCGATATTGGGCTGCGGATAAACGGTGACCTGAACCGCCCCGGCGCGCAGATCGGCGTCGAGTTGGGTCGAATTGGGCCAGCCAGGCGCAACCTTGCACGGCGCGGTGATGGCCGAGGCCTGCCCGGTGCCGTTCGGATAGAGCGCGCCAGCAATCAGCGTGACGAGCGCGGCGGAAACGTCGGCAATGTCCGCCATTACGTTATCACCTGCGTTGCGTCGATGCGCCAGCCGAGGTCTTGCAATTCCGCAGAAACCACGATCATGCGATTGTTGAGATCGTCGTTTAAAATCGTGCCGGGGCGGATGACCACGCCGGGCCATGCTGGCATGAGAACGCGCCAGGAACCGTAGCCCGCGTCTTCCGGCAGGTTCTGGTCCCGCACGCCGCGCGAGCCGAGCAGCACGCTCGCCGGCCAATTGGTCAGGATCGCCGTCTCGTTCGCCAGCGTCGTTCCGCTGTAAGGATTGGCGCCAATCGAAAGCGCCGGCCCCGGATTGAAGGCCGAGATGGTGCGGTTGCATTGAACCGCGAGGATCGGCACGCCCGCATCCTTCGACGCGATGAAAAACGGGCCTTGCGGGTTGGTCTCGCTGACGAGATAATCGCCAACCAAGACTTGCGACCCGTCGAGCAATGCGTGGAACAACGGCTGTTTGTGGTCGGACGGTTTGGAGAAATCGAAATTGCCGGGGCCGTGAACCGTGAAGGATGCGTTCAAAATCGCAATCGGGGTCACGCCGATTGGATTGCTGGCGCTGATGGGGCGGAACAGGCCATAGGGAAGCCCGATGCGCTGCGCGGCCTTGGCGTAGCCCGCGTACACTTTCGCCTGCAGCCGCGCGCCGTCCATGTCAGCAGCGCGTCACAGAGAGGCCGCCATTGCCAAGCCCGGGGCCAGGCGCAAGGCCGAGAAAGGCGCACATCGTCCGGCGCTGCTGATTGTAAAGCGCGGTTCGGTCTGAAACCTCGTTCTTGTTCCACGTCCAGACCGACGCCTGCGCGGTGTCGAGATTGTCCGACGCCGTCAGAATGGCCGCCTCAAGCGTGGAGATCGAGGACAGATAGCCGGTCAGAACCGTCTCTTCCGACGCAGACAGCGAGGTCAGCCGCTTGTGCAGCGACATCACGACCATACCGAACCGCATGTAAACCAGATCCTGATCGTCGGTGATCGGCATCGTGGTTCCCGCCAGCGGATACCCCGCGTAGCGCCGGGCGTCAGCCATTTGCGCATCGGTCAGGGCCATGGCGGATTATTCCTTGCCGTCGACGAACACATCACGGCGCGCGGCGGCCTTCGGAACAGGCTTCGCGGCGACAGGCTCGACGAAAATCTTGTGCAGCGGCGTCACGTCGCTTTTGTTGATGACGATGTAGCCGTGCGGGTTGTCCTGCGAGACCGGCGAGACGATCTTGACGGTTTCGAGTTTCATGCGTTTCCCCAAATGAAAGGCGGCGCAGAAACCCACGCCGCCCTATTTTCAATTAGCCGAGCAAAGACTGTATTTGTTCGACTACATTCCAATACTACCCCAGCAAAATTGCCGCGTGGTTCTGCTTGATGCACTGGTAGCCCCAAGCAAGGCGGATCTGGTAGACGATCTGCATGTACTGGCGGTACACGGCGACATCGAAGGTAATGCCGGATTTCGGGTCGGTGACCTGAATGACATCGTCCGCCATATCCATCGCCACGCCGTCCGGGCCGACCGGCATGGCCGGCGAGCGGGTGATAAGCTGGATGGCAGAACGGCTGAACGCGACGTTCGGGGTGTCGGTCGCGCCAACGGTCATGGCGACGGCGGAAGCCGCAATCGCCTGCCTCAGACCAGGCGCGGCGATGGTGATCGCGCCGGGGGCCGCGACGCCGGTGACGACAGTGTATTTGTTGGAGTCGCCCGCGAACGTCACGGTGTCGCCGGCAAGAACGGTGCCGGTGCCGGTGATCAGCGTGATCGAGGTCGCGCCGATGGCGTAGCCGGCGGTGTCCGAGGTATAGGACGCGCCGGTGCCCTTGGTGACGACAGTGATCGCGTTGGAGTTGCGAATGTCCATGCCTTCGAGGCGGCCAATGATGCCTTCGCGCAGAAGCTGCTCGGTGCCGGCTTCATTCACCTTGAACAGCACGTTTTGCTTGCCGCGCAGGTTGGCCATCGCGGCGGACCCGAGCACAAGCTGCAAATCGCCCTGCGGGGCGCCGTTGTCGTCGAGGATCTTGCGAACCTGGGCGATGTCGGACAGATCGCCGGCGGTGCCAAACGGCGCAGTGGCAGGGGTGCCATAAGCGCGCGAGGCGTTCTGATAGGTCGTGGTGAACAGATCGGTTTCGATCTGGTTGGTCAAAGCGCGGAAGCCCTGCGAGAACTGGTTGACGAGCAGGCCATGATAGGAACCGGCGTTGAGCAAGCCCTTCTGTTCCTCGCCGGTGTAGCGGATCTGGGCGAACTGCGACTTGCTGATGGTCATCGAGACGTTGCTGATGACCTGATCGCCGGCGTTGGGCGCCGTCACGCCGGGGGTGATGCTGGTGAGCGAAACAGCCGGGGCGATCGGGACCATGATCGTCTGGTTGAGCGCCGCGCGCTCGCCGCTGGAATTGCGCGAGACGGCCGGAATGAACCCGACCATTTCGCGCGAGACAACGTCGAGGGCTTCATAGATGGTCGGCACGAGGCCGGTAAGCGTATTTGCCATGGGGAATTTTTCCTAGATGGGGAAGTGGCGATGAGGGTTTGGAAAGGGGTCAGGCCATCCGGCCTCAGCGCCTATCCCCATCCGGGGAATCGGCCGGTGTTTGGTGCGTTAATCGGTGATGACGGTGCCGCTGCGGGCCGTCGTGAACTTGGCTTCGGGCGAAAGCTGGTCGAACGCCGCGCGCGTCATGGTCTTGCCGCCGCCGTTGGCGTTGCCCGCGCCCTGCGCGCCGGAGCCGCTGGCGCCGGAGCTTTTCAGGATGTGGTCCTTGTAGGGATACTGGTCGATCAGGATTTCGAGAGCTTCGTCGAACCCCGCGACCTCGCCGGGCTTGGCCCGGGAAAACAGTTTGTTGCCGCCTGCGTCATAAGCCACGACATCCGAGCCTTCGACCTTGAAGGCCGAACCGAACCGGGCCTCGACCATGTCGGGCGGGATGGCCAGCTTTTCCGCGATCAGCTTGGAGCGTGAGAACGCGCCGCCAACCTTCTCCTGAACGAGCGCCGCCTTGAGCGTGTCGCGCTCGCCGATGACCGGGGCGTATTTCTCTTCCACGGCCTTGATCGCCTCGGCGCGGACCTTTTCGACCTCGCCGGCGTCAACCAGTTTTTTGGCGTCGAGGTTCTTGACGGTTTCCAGCGCCTTCTTGGCGGCGGCTGCGTCTTCGATGCCTTCGAACGCCTTGAGCGTCTTCAGGGCCTCTTCTGCGCGCTCACGATGGCCCTTGGCCTCGCCGTTGAGGCGGGAGATGGTCGCCACCGTGCCGGGGGCGTCGAAGGGAATGCTCTTGCCGTCGGAATGCTCATAGATCGGCTTGCCGTCTTCGAGCATGGCGTAAGTCTTGCCTTCGATATCGATCGTTTTCAGTTTCATGGGTCATCCGACCTTTGCTTGCGGCTTATCCAAGCCAAAACGCCGCGCCCAAATCCTTGAGAACGGCTGTAAGCGGGAGGCGACGCCTGCCCGGTTATTCGACGGGCTTCTTGCCCTTAGGTTTAGGATCGTCTTTCGGCTTCTGCGCGGCGATCTTGGCCGCCTCTTCGTCCCATTTCGCGTCGGCCGGCACGATGTCGCGGCGCTTCAAGCCTTCGAACACCGTCTCGGACGAAACATGACCGCCCGACGCCGCGCCCATCAACAGATTGGCGTCGTCTGTCGAAAGCCCCTCGCCAAAGTCCTTGTACAGTTCGACTTCCGCGTTGGTCGGAACGCCGATCCATTCGCCCATCAGGTCAAGGCATTGCTCAAGCGATTCATCGAAGTCTTCCGCGATCTTCTGCAAGATCGACTTGGAGCCTTCGCCCTCGGACACAACCTGCGTCGCGGTCGTCGTCATCGGCTTTTGAACGAGCAATTCCGCGCCGGTCTGGCGCATCCGGTCTTCCAGATCGAGGATCGATTGCCGTCCCGCTTCAATCGCCGCGCCGGTGTGCTCGACATAGGACAGATCGGCGTCGGCGTTGCTCGCTCGGCACGCTGCGGCCGCGCCAACAACGAGCGCGTCAGCGTCTGAAAACCCCTTGGCGAACAGGATCGGAACCCGAGCGACATGCAAGATGGTCTGCTGATCTGACGACGACTGCCAATGCTCGACGTTGAGATAGGCCAGATCAAGCAACGGCGAAACGCCGACCCCGAAGCCTTTCCGCAGGCCGTAGAAAAACACGAACGGGATTTTCTTGAGCGAGGTCGTCCCGCTCTCGTAAAGCGCCCATTCCTCGCCGCCGCTCTCCGTCTTGACTTTGCGCCAGGTTTCCCAAGCGCCAGGCGTCAACACCCGAACTTGCTGGACGGTCTTCTCGCCCCAAAGCCCGTCAGGCTCAGAAACGCTTTCCAGCAGGCGCAATTGCGTCAGATAGGCTCCTTCGGCGTTGCGCGCGCCGCGCCAACCCAGAATGCTTTCCGCCGGATATTGCGTCAGGTAAGGCCGGACGCCCGCCTTGCGCTCATCTGCACGGGTCTTGACGCCATCGGCCTTCGGAACGTCCACCAGGACGCCCATGAGGCCCTTTTGCATACAGGCCAGAAACACCGCCGCCGCAAATGGCTGGAAGTCCGTCCCGAACATATCCACGTCGTCGAGCAATTCCACGATCTGCGGTGGCAAATCCTCGCCAATCGTGATCGGCTTGGCGAACGGCTTGCCGGCCATAACCTCGCAGGTTCGGGCAAAGGCCGGAAACAGCGTCGCTGTCGAAACGCGGGCCTTGTAACTCTCGTCTTCCTCCTGCGGAAACCTCGGCAGAAAGGTCGTCGCCGCCTTGCGCATCGCGGGCGTGCCGCCGACAAGCGCGTCGAGCATCGGCCAAGGCTCGGCCATTGCGGCGACGACGGCTGATTGCCGGTCAACGGTGAAATCAGTCGCGGCCATCAATCCCTCACATCCGCAGACTGTTGACCTTCAAAGGCCCCGCGTTCCCGAGCATCAATTCCGTTAACGCCCAGACAAGGGCGTCCACGCGATCAGGCGAGCCTTCGCCCAAATACCCATCCGGCGCGATCTGACACATCTGGTCTTCAAGATCAGACAATCCGCCGACATGCGAGACGCGGCCCTGCTCATAAAGCGCGGCGATCGGCTCGGCGCGGACCACCTTGCCGCGCGACGCTACGACCTCGCCATAAGAGACGTTCGGGTCTGCCGTTCGCACCACATGCTCGACCATGGCGCCGCCGAAATTGCGCTCGGCCACCAACCGGTCAGCCTTAAATTCGCGATAGGCCTCAACAGCGCGCCGCCCCCAGCCGTTCGGCGAAAGCTTGCAAGTGCGGTCCGCCAGCACATAAGCGCGGCCATCCACGCCCTTGCCAGCCACGACAATGCCGATGCTGTCTCCGTCGTCCGAGCCGCCGCGCGTGCCAGAGGGATCGACAGCGACCACAACGCGCGCCATATCCGGCAATCCGCCAGATTTTCGCGCGGCATCGATCATGTCCCGCGTCCAGAGCGCACCGGGGACATCGTCCAGAATTTCAGCGTTTAGTTCTTGGCGCCCAAGTCGGGAGCCTTCATATTTTACCCGAAGCTGCTCCAACGCGCTCGGCGCCAGGTTCTTGGCGTTGTCGAACGTCGATCCGCGCGTAACGACTGTATGCTTGTCGCGAACGATCTTCTTAACAAGCGGGACAGGCTTCGGCGTTGTCGCTATGATGACTTTCGGGCTTTGGCCAAGTCGGAGGCCGAAAAGCATTTGGTCCCAAGTGTCGGGATAGGTCCACGCCGCCAGCTCATCGCAATAAGCCCGATGATGCTGCGGGCCGCGAAGTCGGTCAGGCTCCGTCGATGCGAACAGTTTAAACCTAGACCCGTTGTAAAGCGTCAGTTCGCCAAGGGAGCGATTCCACGCCGTCAAGCATCCCTCTGGCAAAAGCGATAGCAGGCCGCTTTCGCCCTCGACCATGGTATCGCGGGCGTCGGCATAGGTCGCCGCTATCAGCGCAATGCGAGCCGATGGGATGATCGCGCCATACCACCATGCGTCTTCCATCGCGAGGCGCGTCTTGCCAAAGCCTCGACCGGCCAGAACAAGCCAAAAAGCCCAATCGTCACTTTCCGGAGGAGCCAGTTGCGCTGGTCGCGCCGTCTCCATCCATTCCGCTCGGCGTTGGAGTATTCGCCGTTGCAGATCTGGCAACGCTTTCCAGCCGCCCAACGAAGTCGGCGAAAGCTGCATCGGGCGAAACCTCTACCTTGCTCTCGACTTTCGCCTCAACCTTCGATGTGTCAGACCAGTCGTCAGAACCCATGTTCTTGAGGCCGAAAACGATCACAGTCGCGGTCCCCGGTCCGCCACCTGACATGGCGACTTTCATGGCCGCCTTTTCCCAATGAACGAGCCGCAAAGCCTTCGCACGTGATACGGCTTCCAAAAACTCAGGGTTTTCAGCCATCCAATTGTTGATGGTCGCGCGCGAAACACCAATCAGCCCAGCAAAAGCCGTGAGGGAAAACCCCTTGGCCATTTCCTTTTCGACCCTGTCGCAAAAAGCCGGATCATATTTCGTCGGTCGGCCCCCTGGGTGTTTCGGCCCCATGGCGCTCACGGATCCAGCGCCAATTCCACGGCCGCGCTCATGATGACGAAGGCCGTCCCAAACATGGCGACGAAAAAAGCGATCCAGAAACGGTCAATGGCCATGGTCGCGGCTCGCGTTGGGTGATTTCGACCGCATCGGCTTGATGCGGAAACTGCCGTCACAGTCCTTAACGACGCAGAACGAACCGGCCTTAGGAATGAACATGTACTGGCCACAAGGCATTTCCCAACATTCCGCTGCTGGGATGTCAGCCGAGGGAAAGCGCACCCAGCCAAATGAACTTGGCAACCCGATGCGCGGCTTCACAGATCACGCGCCGTTAAATCGTGCGGCGGCCTCTTGGTTGAGGCGATGCTGCCGCTCGGCTTCGCCGGTGCTAGCCCATCGGGCAAGCCAGAGCAAAAGAGCCGCACTTGGCACGATTATAATTCCCCCATCCGCGCTGATGGACACGACGCTGTCAGATGGGGGCGGGGTGTCCGGCGCTCCATAAACACGCTCAAGCCCTTGGATGACGCCAGCCAAAGGCGTGACAAATTCAGACAGAGCGACCTCGACCTCTTTGACGACAGGCATAGTTCAATCCTCATGAACGATGCGAATCGGCGGGCGTGGCTGTAACTGGCCCTTCGCGGCCTCAGCGATAAACCTGGAGTTGGCCGCGCTCTTTTCAGCGTGCAATGCGGCCTCAAGCGACGCAATCGCCGCCTCAACGGCCTTGCGGGTTTGGCGCAGCATGTCCGGCGAGCGATCCCGGACGAGTGATTTCAGATCGGTAATCGCCGGGGATATCTTGGCGTGGACCGGAATCTTGCGGTCCAGTTCGTTCAGCTTGTCGATCATTCCGGAGGCTTCTCTTCTGCAGGCCATTCCACAACGTCGCCGCGTCTCATGCGAACACGATCACGGAACGCCATGAGCAAGGCGACCAGTTCATCATGATCTTGCGTGGTGAGAGGCTTGAGTTTATCCACGTCGCGCAGGGCCTTGGCCAGCGTGAAGGATGCCGGATGGCTCATGCGGGCCTCTTGGGGAAGGATTCGAGATGTCAGGCTCGGCTCCGGTCCGTCCTGAAAGGCGCGCAGGCTTACCGGCTATCCTGCGCAATAGTGCGGACACCTCGCGGGCCGCATCATCTCGAAACTGGTTGCGGGGAAGGGACTCGAACCCTCGTCCTCTTGGTTATGAGCCAAGCGAGCTGCCACTGCTCTACCGCCGCATATTCTTGAATCACAAAGCCCCGCCGTTTCCGGTCCGGGGCTTGCGCAGGTGCAGGCGCGCGAATGATAATCACCCGCATTTTTCGCTTTTATATTTCTGACCGCATT